ATTAATGTCTATTAATGTAGAAGTTATATCTATTTCGTCATCTGCAGCTATGCTCATATCACCATCAGCAGTTGAGCTAATATGGATTGCAGAGTCACGGAAGATTAACTTTTTATCTGTAGCTATTGTTATGGCATCTGCTTGTGCAAGTGTGCCACTAATTTCTACATTACCGTTAATATCTACAAGAGTACTATTAAGCTCAATCTCATCTGTAGCATTAATATCTAGTATAGCATTAGTAGGCGCATTAATAAACTGACTTGCATCGTTAAATTGAAGTTGTCTTGTACCGCCAAGCAACAATCCTGTATCCGCTACGTGAGTAAGAACTACATCACCATCTTCACCAAAGTGAATTACTGCTGCGTCACTATCTAAAAATAAATCATCTTCAATAGTTACATCTGCGCTAAATACTGGAGTAGCAGTAAAAGTTGCAATGCCTGTAACTAAAGCAGTACCAGATACATCTAAGTTACCATTTAAATCTATAAGAGTAGCATTAAGTTCAATCTCATCTGTAGCATTAATATCTAGTATAGCATTAGTAGGAGCATTAATAAACTGTGAAGCGTCATTAAACTGAAGTGCCATTGTGCTATTAAGTAATAGCCCTGTATCAGCTACGTGAGTAATAGTTACTTCGTTATCTTCACCAAAGGAAAGTACTGCAGCGTCACTGTCTAAAAGCAAGTCATCTTGAATGCTTACATCTGAATTAAACACAGGTGTAGCTGTAAATGTAGCTATGCCAGTAATCAATGCAGTTCCAGATACGTCTAAATTAGCGTTAATATCTACCAATGTAGCATTAAGTTCAATTTCAGCAGTAGCATTTATATCTAATATTTCATTGGTGGGAGCATTAATAGACTGTGAAGCGTCGTTAAACTGCAAAGCCATAGTACTGTTAAGCAACAAACCTGTGTCAGCTACGTGAGTAAGTGTTACATCATTGTCTACACCAAACCCAAGTACAGCTGCATCACTATCAAGTTTAAGATCGTTACTAATTAATACTGCAGTTGACGCATTAATATCTACAGTAGGGGCAGTTACCTGAAGCTCTGTGTCAGACACAAGATCAAGAATACCGTCACCACTAGAGTTAATAAATAAACCAGCATCACGAAACTGTATTTTTTTATTTGTGTCAAACAAAGTATCTTCACCAAAGCCATCTATGTAAGCTTTACCGTCAAGGAATAAATCTTTAAACTCTAGGCCACTTGTACCAATATCTAAAGTATTATCTGTTTTAGGTCTAATTACAGAGGCTGTAGCTACAAAGTCTTGGGCAGGTCCAAGCACCGTAACAGTACCGCCTTCAGCAGCTGTACCATCATGTGTGTGCCCAGATGTACCTAGTGCTGCTGCAATTGCATCAAATTCGCCATCTAAGTCAGATGCGTTGATGACGTTACCATCGGCAATGTTATTTCCCGAATCATTTCTTACATAACCTGTACCCATGATTTTTACCTTCTTGTGTTTGTACCATACGCCAACGTAACTGCGTCAAGCGAAAATGGTGGATCAGTACTATCTGACTCAAATTGTATGGATGCTGTAAATCCTGAGCCTATTAATTGTGTTGAAAAAAGAGTTAGTAGTTTATTACTATATACAGCAGTAGACCCATATGTAGCTACCCCATAAAAAGCAACCTCTCCTGTGTTATTATCTACAACCGCACCGTTTGGTTGTATTCCATCCTTTTGGTCAAAGTCTAGTTTAAGGCTCATATCAAAAGATACACTACCTTGGGGGTCTGTATAAAGAACTGCTTTGTAAAATGTTTTACGTATGCCAGCGTCATTTATAGGAGTAAATGGTGTTGCAAAAGTAGTTGGTATGTTAGCACCATCAAAACTATTACCATCTTCCATTTGATATAAGTAACCGTCATCATTTGCAAATACAACAGTCTCTGCGTTTTGAAAGAACCTACCGGAAGCTACATAAGCACGTATGCCACGCAACTCTGCCCAAGCCATTTCTGCACCACCTTGCCCAGAAAATTGTGTACCAAGAATACCTTTAGCATTTTCTCTTGTAGTCCCTACGTTAAACCCGAATAATCTATACTGAGATTTTTCACGAATAACTACACTTGAAAAAGAAGTATTAGTAGTTAGAAATCTTTGGAACTCACTTTGTATTGTTTTAGATACAACACCTAATCCAAAGTCACCTATACGATCTGTAGCACTTAAAAGTCTAAGGCCATCTGGACCAAGGAACATTACATCCCCACCTATCTCTTGAATAGTATCTTCATCAACGCAGCCAATGTCTAATGTTATTGGTTTTAATTGAAAGTCTCCAATTGTGTTACCTACTAATTGTAATATAGAAGACTCAGTAAATATAATTAATTGTTCTCTAAAGACTACTAACCCAGTTATGGCTCCACCTACAGATATTGTACCAGAACCCGCACCTGCTGTAAAGTCATTATCTGTATAAGGCGCAGTAAAAGCTAGTATATCGTTATTGCCAAAGAACAAATGGTTTTTAAAACTTACAGTAAAGTCTGCACCTATTATGTCAGTAGGGCCAGCATCTAGTCTAGTAAAAGTATTACCATCATATATTGCTGGAATATTAATACCATCTACAATACTCATCTTCTCAGAACCAGAAAAGTTAAACCTAGCCATTCTTGTTTTATTTACTAGGCCATCTCTTGCCGTAGATAAAAAAGTAACAACTGCATTGTTTGCTGGAGATGCAGCTAGGGCTGGATTAATAGCTAAGTCTGATCCACCTGAAGAAACTGTTGCGTCTGCTGTTACGGTGTATACAAGATCAACACCTGCAATTTTAAATACATCACCTATCTGTGGGGGCGCAGTCAATGCGTCTACAGCTAATGTTGTACCGGACTCTGATCCACCATTTACAAGTACATCACCGTAGTTAGGAACGTTAGCGTGAGTAATAGAACTGCTTGCTACCTTAAATAAATCTGCATTCCTAGACACAACTACATTATCTAAAAAGACACCTACTCCAGTAATTAGATGGGAAGTTATAGTAGAAGTAAAAGTAACTACTGCCGCATTAGCTGGCTGAGAAGCCTTAGCAGTTGTAAGGGTTAGTGTAACTCTATTATTGGTTGTATCAAAACTAACACCACCAGATGCAATTGTGTAAACTCCTGATACACCTGCTATAGTTAATGTGTCACCTGCTTCTGGAGTTTTGTGTATACTGCCTAGTACTAAACCTGTAGTTGTACCTTGACTACCACCATGAACTACGGGTTGACCGTAAGGTGGTATAATACTATCATTATATTTATCGTATCCTTCAATCCTTCTGTAACCACCTTTAATAGATGGCTCAAAGTTTCTAAGTACACGTGCCGAGCCGGGAGCGTTAATGCCCTGCTGTAACGGACTCATATTTGTAATAAGACCACCCTTAAATTCGATAGGGTATGATTGGCGTTTTGTTGCCATGCTTTAAGAAATCCTAGAAGAACTAATTGCTGAACCTGAACGATTGATTACAGTAGACCTTACGTAATCGTATCTATTAATATATAGACTACGCATACTTTTAATCTCAGATTCAAATCGTTGTTGCATAAGTGCTGCTTCTTGTGTTTCACCCCTAAACAAGTAAAGATAATGCATTGCACCATCTACTAATATATGTCTAAACTGTTCTGGTATTGTAGGTACATCCGTTGGATTAATTAAATCAATAGGAAGTCTATAGTACTCATACACTACTTCATACGCCTTATCAGGTGCTGGAATAAAACCAAACTCTAAGTTAGGCGTTCTAAATACATTACGTGGTAAAGAACGTGTGTTATCTGCTGTATTGTACTCTGCGTCTACATGATTATCTAAGTACTCTTCGTAAGCCATAACTGCTAGTCTTCGTGTGGTATTACCTAATGTAGCATTTCGTTTAATACGAAAGCTATTAACAGCTAAAGACTTAGCATCTGGAGGATATGCGTAACGCACTATACCTGCAGTTAAAGTTTCTTCTGCCTCAACGTGATTAAAAGGCCACTCATATTCATGCTGGTTTACAAACCGTATAGCTGAGTTTACAGAATCTTTTACCATACTGTATTCACCTACAGCATTAATAAAATTAGTTGATATAAGTTCTACTTCATTAAGCCTACGGTTAATATCATTAACTAACCCAATATAATCATACGCCATCTATCGTTCCTTTATTCGTAGTTTAATACTACGCTCTGCTTGACTGCCTGTGTTATCAACCATTCTACAAAAGAAAGTGTACTCTGCGTTATTTGTACCTCCAGCAATATTAATAGTAGCTACTGTAGTAGTGTTAGTCTGAGATACATTTTGTATAGTATCAGTTACTGCGCTACTTGATGCTGTGGTAAGAGTTTGACCACCTGCAAGTGTAGTTTTAGTATTAAAGGTATTAGTCTTAACAAACCATACAACACTAGATATAGTTGCGTCAACAAGAAAACGTGACCAATCTACACTATAATCTAATTGTTCATCAGGGTCTTTAATAGGCCAACGAAAACTCATTTATGATACCTCAGTTGCATGTACAGTTCTATCTGCAGATGTCGTATGTTTTTCTACAATAACTAATCTAGTTTCTCCAGCTATACGTACTATTCTTTCTGCTGCTGTAGACATTACGCAGCCCTCTGGACAGTAACTGAACGTCTTCTACTGTATTGTTCTCTTACAGCTTCAAAATCAAATATAACAGAACTTGTTGATAAAGCACCAATTGCTCCTGTACCAGCCTGACTTATTAAACCAGCTTCCACATGTATTGTGGTAATAGCTTGTACTTGTCCTGTTGCAGCTACGCCCGTAGGAGTAACTGAGTTACCCACACCAAAGTCTGCAAGTAACGAAGTTCTAAATGCAACTGAATCAAAACTTCCTAGTGCTGCAGCCTCTTCTATTTCGTCTGTAGAAACTGCAACAAAACCTCTTGCAGATACACCAGTTAATGTTACTGCTACGGGGCCTAGTGTTACTGATCCAAGAGCAGTTGTACCAACAACTCCGGTAAGCGCAATAGATACAAACTCTTCATCGTACTTAGAAAGACCAAACTTACCTGATCCATATCTTGCCGAAAGACGAATGACAGCCATTGCTTAGACCTTTATGCTATTCTAATTATAGTAGTACTTGCTCCAA